TCAAACCAAATCAGCTTTTAAAGTTAACTTTTCCAAAGTGGAAGGAAACTTTGGAAAAGTATAAAGACGACAATATGGGATACGATGTAGTTATCAGCAATTCAAAATTAAACAGCTACGGTTTCAGGGTACTGACAATCGGAATTGATATTGAGCAATTCCTGCGTAATCCTATTATGCTTTGGATGCATAATAGACCATTCAGTAATGATACCGACGGTGTACTTCCATTGGGAATAGTTGAAAACGTACGCTTTGAAGGTGATAACTTGATGGGCACATTGAAGTTTGATGAAGCTGACGACTTTAGCAAGACAATAAAAGCCAAATGGGATGCCGGAACAATTAAAATGGTAAGCCCCGGAATAGAATGTATTGAAGAAAGTGAGGATGCGGCTTATTTACTTCCCGGACAACGCAGGGGAACAGTGACCAAAAGTAAACTAACCGAAGTAAGTGTGGTGGATATGGGCGCGAATGACGATGCCCTGTGCTGCTACAAAGATGGAAAAGTGCTAACACTTGCCATGGGTGGAGACAACAATTTTTTAAAATTGATTGATAATAATTTAAGTAATAATTTAAATGAAGTAAACATGAAAGCAATTGCTTTGAAACTTGGGTTGGCTGAAACTGCCACCGAAAATGAAATTTTGGCGGCGATAGCTGTCATTACTTTGGCAGCCGATAAAGTAAACCAATTGGAACTGGCAGCCGAAACACAACGCGAACTGGCAATTACCACTGAGGTAGAAACTGCTATTACTTTGAAAAAAGTGACATCCGACAAAAAAGACCACTTTATTGCTTTGGGTAAAAAAGTAGGATTGGAAGATTTGAGAGCAACATTGCTGTTGATGACTCCGGCAGCTAAACCAACTGACTTAATCAAATTGGGTAAAGACGGTAAGGAAGTGACCGAGTATGCGAAACTCAGTGACGTACCGGAAGCAGAAGCAATTCGCCTACGTGCTGAGGACAAAGAAACTTACATGAAACTTTACAAAGCTGAGTACGGAACGGAGACTAGTTTGTAGTAGGTAGTAGGTAGTAGGTAGTAGGTAGTAGGTAGTAGGTAGTAGGTAGTTAAGAAGTAAAAAAAATAAGAATTCAAACAAATAATTTTTAAGACAATGAAAAAGATTTTTAGTTTTATCATGGCGTGTTTCGCCAATTTCAGTGTGGGGGCTTTGATGTTTGCTCTCGTTGGATTCCTCCCTGTAGTGGGTGGTGTCGCGCTTATGGCGGTTGCCATCTTCTCGCCATTATTTGGTATTCCGGTAGGAGCATTTCGTGCAACAATTTTTACGGAGGTATGGACTGGCGAAATGATAAAAGCATTTCGTAACAGTATGGAGTCAATTGGTTGGATTGCTAAAATTCGCGATTATAGCCAATATGCCAAAAATGATGTGATTCACTTTGTTGACCTTGGTGGTGACCCAACCGTACTGGTTAACAATACAAGCTATCCGTTGGAAATTGAAACGTTGACCGATGCCGATAAACCTATCGGGCTGGACAAATATCAAACTAAACCAACACGCATTACCGACGACGAACTAAACGCTATCAGCTATGATAAAATGGGCAGCGTAATTGAGCGTCACCGCGAGGCAATTGACCAAACAAAGTATGCACGTGCCTTACATGCTTTAGCTCCATCAGCTAATGCCACCGGTGCACCTGTATTGTTGACTACTGGAGCAACTGCTCCCGAAGGTGGACGTAAGATGTTGACACGTGCCGATATTATTGCCTTGAAAAAAGAATTTGATAAATTGAAAGTACCATCAACCGGTCGTGTATTGGTATTATCTCCCGATCACGTAAGTGACTTGTTGCAAAGCGATCAGAAATTTGTGGAACAATACCACAATTATACCACCGGTAAAATTGCGAACTTGTTTTCGTTCGAAGTATTTGAATACCAAGATGCACCATACTATGTGGTATCTGCTAAAACAAAATTGGCTTATGGTAGTGTACCAGGTGCAACTCACCGTCAGGCTTCGGTAGCATTCTTTGCTCCACGTATGATGAAAGCTTCGGGTACAACTAAAGCTTATTTCAGCGATGCAACGATTAACCCACAGACCCAAGAAAACTTGGCGAACTTCCGCACCTACTTTATTTGCTTGCCGTTGAAAAACCAAGCTATTGGTGCCATTGTAAGTGATATTGTAGCGTAGTTAAGTAAACAGGTATACAAGTAAACGAGTAAACAGCTCGTTTGCTTGTAAACTTTTAAACGAACAAAGAACATGGGAAAAACTAACAAAGAAATACCAGTAGCTGAAGCAGCTGCTGAAGATACAATGGGGCAAGTCCCATTGTCGGAAAAAGAAAAGGATACTGAAATAGCCGTTTTTCCGGCTACTGAAAATGTGGAAGAAAACGTGACTGAAAAGTTTGATGCAGAAGCCACAGAGTTTTTTAAGGAATATCCCGATGCATCCGCCTTTCACTTTACGAGCGATGGTCTTGCATTTTTTCAACAGGGCGATGCGCGTAATCACGCAAATGGGTTGGAAGATAAAACGGTGATCACAAAAATCCGCAAATAATCCGTGTGTGTTTAGAACTCCGGGAAAAAGGGCGAATAAGTCATGACCCGGAGCGATAAATGCCAACTGACAATTATCAATTATCAATTTTCAATTATCAATTAAAGATATGTTACCACGCGTAAAAATATATTTTGAAAACGGAGTTCTTGGCTCTGTTACCCCATCCGACGATGCGGTAGTAGGGTTGCTGACTACCGGTGTAGCTGTAACGGGTAAGTTTGTGCTTGGTACTTCGTACCTGATCACATCCCTTGATGGGCTGACAGCATTGGGAATTACTTCGGCTGTAAATGATGCCAACGCATTAATTTACAAAACTGTGAAGGAATTTTATACCGAAGCCCCCGCAGGAACTAAACTGTGGATGAGGGCAGCTGCCGATACCGTAAAATTGTCCGATCAGTTGGACATAACAGCTGTACATGGCAAAGCATTGATTAATGCAGCCAATGGAGCTATTAATTTCATTATGGTGGCAGTAAAAGATGCAACCGGCTATACCCCGACGATTACCGGAGGTATTGATGCGGATGTGGCTCTGGCTAAAACAAATGCGCAAGCATTAGCCGAATGGGCAACTGAAACGAAATACGCTCCTTTATTTGTGATATTGCCGGCACGCCATTATGGTGGAACTGCTTCGGCACTGACCGACCTGACCTCAGGAGCTGCCAACCGCGTTTGCGTAATGCTTGGCGACACAGTGGCTTCGGCTAACGATGCTGCTGTGGGCTTACTTGCCGGACGCATTGCTGCCATACCCGTGCAACGAAGCATTGCCCGTGTGAAAACCGGAGTAATAAAAGTGGATTCATTATACATCGGAACGCTGGTAGCAGAACTGGGCGATGCCGATATTATCAATGACAAAGGATATATCACTTTCCGCACCTTTGTGGGAAAAGCTGGATACTACTTTACAGATGATAAACTGGCCACTGCCGGAACTGACGACTATGCATTGATACCACGCCGACGCGTGATTGATAAGGCATACCGTATTGGGTATCAAACAATGGTAAACGAACTTGGCAATGAAATACCGCTAACTGATGCAGGAACTATACCTGCACCCATAGTAAAAAGTATTCAAAATGCTGTGGAAGTAGCTGTTGAAATGAATATGCCAGGTAATCTGGGTGTTGACCCAAGTAATGCAAAAGATACAGGTGTGAAGTGCTTCATAAATTCGAATCAGAATATTGTGAGTAATCCCACACTGACTGCTTCCCTTAGCGTAAAACCGTTTGGATATGCAAAATACATAGATGTGTATTTGGGATTTAAAACAGTGTAATTAGTTGGTAGTTAGTAGTTGGTAGCGCAGTCTCTTAACTATAAACTATGAACTGTAAACTATAAAAAAACAAAGATATGGCATTCGACAGTAGAGAATACGAATTTGCCGACCTGACGCTGGTGTTAGGTGGCAAGGATATTACGGGTTTCCGTGGTATAAAATACACAACTAAACAGGAAAAAGAAGCTGTGTATGGAAAAGGTGCTGAGCCTTTGAAAATTCAGAAGGGTAATAAAAGCCATGAGGGCGAACTCACCATTTTGCAAAGCGAATACGAAACGTTAGTAGCCAACAGCCCCGATGGTTCGATATTGGGCTTGCAGCTGGATGCGATAGTGGCTTATGGTAATCCCGGTAACGGCGATATGCTGATTACGGATGTACTCCAGGGCTTACAGTTTACCGAAGAAAGCAAAGAAGTAAAACAAGGGGATAAATTTATGGAGTGCAAACTTCCGTTTATCTTTTTGAGAAAGAAAGCGCAAACCCGATAACCAATTAATAATTGATAATTAACAATTAATAATTAAGACCAATTTTTTTAATCAATAATTAAAATCCCATCTGCTGGATGGTAGATGGGATTTTTTTTCAAAAAAAACAACAATACACACAATGGAAAAAGAATTAAAAGGACAGGCAACTGCTGAGCAGATTGCAGGGTGGAAACAAAACCACAAAGAAGTATTTTCAATAACGGTGGATGGTCATGTGGCTTACCTTAAAAAGCCCGACCGCAAAACGATAGCTTACGCCTCGAGCGTTGGAGCTAAAGACCCGATAAAGTTTAACGAGATAATGCTTGCCAACTGTTGGCTGGGTGGAAGCGAAGCAATTAAGACGGACGATGATCTGTTTCTGGGTGCCAGCGGTAAACTTGCCGAACTTATAGAGGTGAAGGAAGCCGAGCTGGTAAAGCTTTAGAGGATGGCGAAATTCGACCATCCGACTGGATACGAAAAGTAAATGCACAACTTCGGTATTACCTCCACCTTGACCCCGAGCGGTTGACGGACAATGAATGGGCTATGGCTTGGAAAGAGCTGGAGTGGATACGGGAGGAAGAAGCGAAGGCGAATAAGTAAGAGAAGCCCCCTAACCCCCTAAAGGGGGAATAAGAGGGGGACTATTATTTCTTTTTCTGAAATGTGATATTGATGGAGTGATTGGTAGTGGTTTGGTGGTCTTGGATAGATTTATCAGAGCCGAGTGATTTGAATGCACTAATAAGAAAACTGACAAGTCCAATAAACAGTACCGCCAGAATAACCCACATGACGATAAAATAAATGACATTCATAATTGCTTCCATAACTTGATAGAATTAAATTAGACTGCAAATATAATACAAGATGCCAACATATTTTATTTCATTAAAATTACCGCTGTGAGTAGCGCACATGAAAGGATGGCAAAAAGGATGGCAAAAAACAATTTCTTTGACTCCTTTTTATCTGCATCATTTTTAGCAGTAATAAATTTGTAAGACGCTACAAAGGGCATTGAAATAAAACCAATAATAAAGGTGGCTCCATAAAAAAGTAGTAAGCCAATACCTGCAAAGGCAAGCACATATAAAATAATTGTTATCATGGCGAATACATTAGAATATATAATTTCATTACACGACAAAGTTAGTGCAAAATTTCAAACGATAGGCATTAACAACGATAAAATGCTTGAAAAGTTTGCAAAACTTGAAAAGCAGAGTAATGATGTGTCTGCTGGATTTGCCAAGATGGGTATATCGGTAAGTACTTTACAGAGAAAAATTGAACTACTAAAAAATGAACGTGATATACTTCCGATAGGTAGTTTGTCAGCTATCAGAAAGTATAACAGTGAAATTAACCATTTGGAAAAGCAGGTTGGTAAACTTCAAACGCTTAATGGTAGTAAACTTAAAACATGGTTTGGCGACGCAATGAATAGTTTGCCGGGACTGGCTACTAATCCATTAGTTTTGGTAGGTGCTGGTGTGGGAGCTGCAATTAAAAAGGGTATGGAGAGTGATATGCAAAAAGCAAACATAGTAACTCTTATGCGTGGGAATATACCTAAAGCTGATGAGCTTTATGGAAAGATAACTAAATATGGTGCTGAAACCCCTTACGAAAAAGCTGGATTGATAGAGGCTCAAAAAACTATGATGAGTTTTGGTGTAAGTTCAGACGTGGCGTTTGGTAAGCTTAAGCAGCTTGGCGATATTTCGTTAGGTGATGCCAATAAAATGCAAAGTTTGGCTCTGGCATTTAGTCAAGCTACTTCAGCGGGTAAATTACAAGGACAAGATTTGTTACAAATGATAAATGCGGGCTTCAATCCATTGCAAGTAATAAGTGAGCGCACAGGTGAAAGCATGGCATCCCTCAGAGCAAGAATGGAAAAGGGGAAAGTG